AACCAGCTTGCAGTACCATCAGGAGTAGAAATAAACAAAGCCCATCCCTGTTTATCAGCCAATGCAGGTCTGATAACTTCAGCCCATACATCTCGATCCATAAATGCAGCCTCATCTAATACAACCCCTGCCAAACTTCTACCTCTTAATGCCATTGCATTCTCTGTACCCTTCAACTCAATAGTCGATCCATTAATCAATTCCAACCTTAAATCTGTCTCATTCTTGCTCTTAATCCATACCCTCGGTGTTAACCTCTTTAACTCCTTCCACGCAATATCCTTTGCCATCCGATAAGTAGGAGCACAATAGAAATAAACCTCATTAGGTCGATTGATTGCACCTCTGAGCAACTCAATACAGGATAAATATGATTTCCCAAACCTTCTTCCTGCAACAAAAGTCTGAATAAGTACCCCCTCTTTATAGCCTATTTCAGCATTTTTAGGTTATAGTTTCAGTAACAACCCTTTACAAGATCAAGTCCGTGGCTTCTTCTACATTCCCAGATAACATAAATAATAATCCAATTGTCCAGCCAGCAAGAAAAAGAGTTCGTTCTGCTATGTCTGATGTCCTAAAACGTTCTCAACGTCTTTATGCTAGACAACTTGAAGGTAAAACTACTCGCCAATTAGTCCTAGAACACGCAAATATTGAAGGAATCTCAGAAACAACTGCTTGGGATGATTGGAATAGAGTTAAAGTTTGGAATAATGAAGATTGGGAAAAAGATAGAGAAACACTCCTACCTCGCTTACAAGCCATGAGAGTACGCTTATTCAATAAAGCAGTTAAAAAGGGTCAGCTACAAACAGCAGCACAGATCCTAGACTCTTTAGGCAAAGTAATAGGCGAATCCGTAGAAACTGTAAACATTCAAGCTCCAGAACTTTCAATAAGAGTAGAACCAAAAAATTAACCAGAATATATTTAAGTTCCCCATGGCATTTTTTTGCCATGCAAAGTCTGAAACACTCCCCTCAAAGTCTGAAAAAGTCTGAAAAAAAATAGTCTGAAAAAGTGAGTAGAAAAAAATAGTAGTCTGAAAAAGTGAGTAAGAATAAATAATAATAAAGTCTGGAATAGTTTACTAATTTTTGGTATAATGGAATAGGTTTAGTATTAATTAATTTTGATTAACTTTTATTCTTCCAGATGCAACAACATCAAGTGAAGCTCAAGCTAATTATTTTTAAGAGATTGCTAAACCAATAAAAAACAAAATTATCTCAAACCTTCCAATAATGAGAAAACTAAAAACCCAAAATAAGGGTAGAAATACAGTTGAAGTCAAAGTGACTTTAAAACCAGAAATAGCAAAATTATTAGATGCTGCTATTCAATTAAAAAATCCAGATTTAACAAGATCAGGATTTTTAAAATTATGTCTTACTAAAGAATTAAGACAAATTACTTTAGGAGATAATTAAAAATGAAATACAATTTAATTTTTTATGGAATAGGATTTTTAATTTTAATATTTACTAATTCATATGTAGATATTCAAAACTCAAAAAATTCAGATTATCAGATGGCAACTTTTAAAAGATGCTTAGAAATTCAAAAATTAAACAATGGAGATTTAAAACAATGCCTGTAAAAAAACAAATCAAATCAAAAAGAAACAAGATTAAGGATTTAAAAACTACAAGGGTTGGTTTAATCCTTCTTGGTCATGGTCAATCTAGTTGGGCTATAACTTCAGATGATGAAGTTAAAAATGTGGTTCTTGCTTTTCGTGCTGCTCGCTATATGCGGAGATCATGGAAGGGGATCTATAAGTTTAAAAAAGAAGCAATCATAAATGTTCATATTTATGACATTAGTAATTGTGAGACATGGAACCATAACGGATTTGGCCACGTTACCAATGAAAAAGGAGAAACCCTACCATTTATAGAAACTATTGACACTGTTTTATAAAAAAATTTTTTCTTCCTGGGGAACATCAATCAATGATTTTTCCCCAAAAAACCTTACAACAACTAACTTTTTTTAATTATGACTATCAAACAAACAACTTGGACAATTAGTTCAACTGATCAAAAACAACATGGAAAAAAAGAAAATATTTTTTCTTTTTCATGTAAATCAAATTATCAAATAAAAGATAAAGATTTAATTGATTTATTTATTACAGTTGGTCAGGGCATTACTTATTGGGGTGAAGCTTATATTAATTTTAAACCTAACAAAGCCTATGAAAAAGGATTTTTAAAAATAGAAAGAGAAGGCGGTATATATATTAATACAAATAAATTTAATTTAGATTCTCAAATTTATTGTATTGATAGGTGTGATGATACAGAAATTGAAATACATGACACTAAGACAGTAAAAGATTTTATTGAAACAATAAAATTAATTATTGAAAATCCAAACACTAAAGGAGAATTAAAAACAAATTTAATAGAAGCATTTGCAACTTCAGATTATGGTTTACTAGATGCTTCAGATATGGATTATATATTTCAAAAATGTATTTTTGGATCTTGTGTTTATGGATAAATTAATTATTTAAGATAATATAAATATCAGGAAATAAAAATTCCTGATATTTTTTTTTGAAAAAAAATTTAAAATTTTTGAAAAATTTTGAAAAAAAATTTTTAAGAAAAAAATTTAAAAAATAAAAATTTAAAAATTTAAAAAATAAATTTAATTTAGATAGTAAGTAAGAAAAAAAATAATAATAAAAATAATGAATGAAAAAATGAATGTAATTATGAATGAATGAATGAATGAATGAATGAATGAATGAATGAATGAATGAAAAATAATTAATGAATGTCTTAATAGATACTTGTTTTTATTAGCATGATGTTATACTTATAATGTACTCTTATACCTTCCAAAATGTACACTCAAAAACAAGATGTAAAAGAATACATCATAGACCAACTAGAAAGTGATGTTGGACTAGACCAACATATTAGTGACTTGCATCACTACTTATTAAATGAAGATTATTTTATTATTGGATATTATCAGGCCGAACAGTGGTTAAAAAAAGATAACGCCTCAGTTTTTGAAGCTATAGAAACAATTAAAGATTATGAACAGTCAAATTTTGGCCAAGTCTCAACAGATTTAAGCAATAGCGAAAATGTAGCCAATATGTTGGCTTATATTTTAGGAGAAGAAATTTTATATAATAATGATACTTATAATTTATTTACTAGATTCCATAATGAATATTTAAGCGAAGATAAAAGAGATTTACTAATTAGCAGCTTAAAAGGACAATAAAAAAATGAATTTAACAACAACTCAAAAAAGAATAATCATTGAACTTATAAAAGATAAATTTCATATGAATAAAGAAAATATACAATATTGCGAAAATTATATTAATGATGGTTTTTTAATGGAAGAAACAAAACAGGAAAGAGAAAGAAATATTGAAAGTAATAAACAGTTAATAACAGAAACAAGATTAGAACAAAGAGAATTATTTAAATTATTAAATAAATTTACTTTGAATGAAGTAGAGGTTTAAAAACCTCTATTTTTTTATATATATATTTACATCTAAACTATTTAGATATATAATACTTACATAACATCATATTATTATGACACTTTCCAAAAACAAAAAACCCATGAATCTAATGATTTATGAATCAATCATGGGAGAATATTTAATCCATCCCAGTGAATGTTTAGAAAATCTAAACATACAAAAAGCAATAAGCATGAATGATGAAGTAATGCTTAGAAAAATTCTTGAATGTGAGTATTGATTATGGATAAACAAATAAAAGAAGAAATTTACTCAAAACTATTTGATTCAAGTGATTATTTACTTGATAATCATGCTTTATTACCTAAATCAATAAAGGTTAATAATGAAACAATAGATTTGAGATTAAATAAACAAGATATAGCCAAGTTAAAAAATATTATTTGGTATATATCATTTTCAGAATTATGGAGTTAAAGCAATGGGTAGAAAAATGACTAAATTGGATAACTCAAATAAGTTATTCTTACATACACTTGGAAATCAAGTAGGTAGAGCAAAGATTCAAAGAAATAGAGATATTAAAAAAAATAGATTTATGAATACTATTCAAACAATTT